AGGCGCACTCGCAAATGCGCCTTGTGATGAAAGCCGTTGTGAAAGTGGCTCTCACTTTTTCTTTTTGCTTTGGTACTTAGTCGCCCAGGCTTTGCCAACGCTCAGGCAGTCATCAAACATTTTGCTCTTACCACTGGCTGATGAGGAGCGATGATAGTAGCTCACCGCTTCTCGGGCTCCGATATGTGCAACATCAATATCAAAGCCCTGCTTCACCAGTTCAGAAATGACGTTTTTCTCAATGAACTGGACTGGTGTCATGCCGGCTCTCCTTCTGGAAAGTCACCCATATCGCAGAGCCTGAACTGAATAAGGTCTCGCACCAGCTGTTCAGCCTTTTTGATGGCCTTCTTCTCTTTTTTCCTCCGGGTCATGAGTGCGCTACCGGTCTGCCCATGCTCTTCGAATGAGAACTTTTCAGCAGCGGCCACGCGGTTCTGCATCTCACTAATTGCCATATCAGCCAGGCCAGAGAAGTCGAGCAGGTTGATATCCCTGCCGCCCTCAAGTTCAGTCATATGATCGAACACCTGAGCCTGTAACTCGTAGCTGTAGCTCATTGCCATGAGGCAGGCTTCGCGCTTGGGGAAGTTATAAATCTGCCTTGTGCCTGTAGCGCCGTTACCAGCGGCGTAAGTATCATCGGCCAAAAATTTGGCTGATGTCTCACCCAGCACTTTCGGCACCTTTGCGAGGAAGTGCTTATGCTGCAACTTTGTGAAGCGCTTGCAGGGAAACTTCAATCCAGCAGCTTCGGATTTTGATTTCCGATCAGCGTTAATATAATCGACCATCTCAAGGCTGCTCATGGTCGGAGCTTCAGTTGATGAAAGTACAGTCAGTGCATTTTTCATTGCGTTTACCTTTCTTTGAGATGAACCTTTGCCGCAATGGAAATCAGCCCACCGAAGGCTCGCCAGCACTAAACTGACTTCCTCAAAGGCTCATTTCAAAGGGTTCGGATTCGGTTTGGTTAAACACGCATTGCGGTGCGCGGGTTTACTGCGGACATAAAAAAGCCCCGCTATTGCGAGGCTGATATTGCTCTGTTGGGATCTGAATTTCTTCTTGTGGGTTGTCACTTCCTGAGGCTGTTTTTTACCTCGGTGACGATCTGCTGCTGCAGGCGACTTAACTCGGTTCGGTGCCGGCGCTCCTGCCTGTGGTGAAGCCAGACGCCTACCCACGTTGCGACGAGTGCGCCAATGCAGATGCCTGAGAAGATGTTGTAAATCTGATAGGCGCTCATTTCGCTTCCTGCTGGCAGTTAGCTTTCCATGTCTTGTTGTGCGTCAGGATGGCTCGCTTGGTGCGATCGTCCATCGTGAGAATATCCTGCTCAGTCACCATTATTGGCTTTACCCAGTTGCAGGCAGTATCCACGACCTCAGTTCTTGTTGAGCCAGTCCGAGCGCAGCTCACGGTCAACATCGCTATCAGACATGCGGGTAACAGTGTCCTGTACATCGGATGCTCCTTTAGCTGTTTCAGCCTGGCGCTTTGATGCGGCCTGCTGTGATTCGACAGCAGCCTTGGTTTCCCGCTCGCTGGCGGCCTGCTCTGCTTTGGCCTTTCCCTTAGAGTGACCGATGCCGAAAGCGCCCGCTACTGCAACAATCACCATGCCGATTGCGGTGAATATCATCTCAATGGTCGTCATGGCTTTCCCTCTGTTTCCAGTCCGGCGTCTATCTTCTGCTCAGTGATGTCCTTATCAGTGGCAATTTTCTTGGCACCGATATAACCCGCAGTGGCGAAGCCGAAGAACAGGCCAAACGTGACATCGGACAGCGTGCCCTGATAGGCCTGCCATCCGACCACGCCGCAGCAGACGAGAAAAGCGAGTGCTGCCTGTGTCCGGCTGAGTGAGATATTGCCTGACTTACCACGCAGCAAACTGAACATATCCATCAGATCAGACCCCGATAAACGTCATGGCTTCCGGTACGCATCACTTCAGCATGTCGCCGTGCCCGTGCAGGAGTCTGCTTAGCCCAGAGGCTGTTGAGCATTCCGTCAGCTGCAGCGGTAAATTTGCCATCAGCGATAAGCTTCAGCGTATTTTTGAATCCCGCCAGACCATCAATACCCATCTGGTAGGCCATGCTTATCAGAACGTCTCGCCGTGCTGCGTTGCAGGCTGACAGAGCTGCACCAATTGCTGGTCGGCTGTTCATATCACTGACCTTCCGATCAACGATTACCTGCTTCCAGACATCACCCACTGTACGCGGCACGCTGAAAGTGTAATTGCTGAGGCTGGCACCTTTAGGACCGATGCGGATACCACCGGCAACGGTCGGATAGCCAAGCGTGTCGAGGTAAGGAATCTCTTTGTAGCCCTCCTCAAAATTGAGGATCGGGATGATTTTGCTGTCTGTCATTTGCCCTCATCCTCTGTGACTACCTGCTTGACCTTATCAGCAGTTTTGCTGGCTGTACGGTCAGGTATGTTATCGACTTTCTTCTGTAACTCGCCTACCTGCTCAGCCAGGCGGGACACTTTGGCATCTCGCCTGTCTGCGACCTGCTGATAATTCCTGCGGATTTCGTCAAGACGCCGAGTAGCATCGTTGTTTACGTAGATGAAGATAATCGTCATTACGATGCAGATAACACTCATGGCGAACATCACTGATCCAACAATGATGCTGCGCTTGTGCTTCTGCTTTCCGTTACTGGTTAGTACCATTGCTGCCATCCTCTAAGCTGGAGATCAGCCTGGTAACTTCACTTCTGAATTTTTCATTACCTTCCACGCTCGACGCATCAGACATGGCAAGCAGAATGCCGAGTGCGTTCTTGATGAGCCGCAAATCGGTTTCAAGGGTTGATATGCGCTTGATGTTTACGTCATGGCGTTCGCGAAGATCATCATTTTCCTGCCGCAAAAGTGCATTGCTCTCTTTAAGCAGCAATACCTGCTCTTTGTAGCTGGTGATGACCTCCCCTCCTGCTCTGCTGTTAGTCACAATCGATGTGATGCCAGCGATAAGGGGCTTCCAGAATAGAGCCACCGCTCCACCGCCAAGCAGCAGAGCGCCAATACTCGTTATTAAACTTCCATCATTCATGCCGTACCTCGCGGTAGCGGCTCTTTGGTATATGTCATAGCCGTCTCCGGCGCTGCCCGGAGGTATCCGGCCTTTTGCTGTGAAAAGTCGCCCTCTGCCACACAGGTGGAAATCATTGAGGTCGCGCTAACTGGCAGGGGCGAGAACGGAAAAAGCCAGCTCTGAGGCTGGCCTTTGAATTGTGGTTGTGGTGGAGGGACTCGAACCCTCACTCTGATCCGGCATCAGCATCATGCCTACCCAGCTGAATTACATCAGTTAATGCATTACTCTACCCATCTAACCCGCACGCGAGAATTAAGTTACACCACAACGAAAAGCCCCCTGTTTCACAACACGTGTACATTGCCAAGCAATCCCACGTCAGGAGGCTTATCTGTTGTGCAGAAACTAAAAAAGCCCTCGCAGATGGTGAGTCCGCAGGGCTTTTTGATTATCACAGATTATTTGCAACTGACCTTTTAGTTAGCGCTCAGTACGCTTTACTTCCCGAGCATGACATAACTTTGCCAGGTAACATGCCCTTTGTCTTTAGCAATTAGTGCTAATTATTCTATTTAAGCCACTAATTTAGGAATCTCCTTCTCCATTTCACGCTTTATTGCGTAATACATTTCTCCTTCAAGAATATTCAGTGCCCATTCCATTCGGTTTCTAGCCTCCTTGGTGCTGATCCCTGTGAAATAAATCAGCGATGCTCCGATATTTTGCACGCTCTTGCGTTTGCAATACCGTAATCTGGCTACGTTGCGAACCGGGTTATCCTTTCCGAAAGTCTTTACCATGACAGATTCAACAAAGGCAGCATCATCAGATTCTTTGGCGAGAGCGATGATGTTTGCCGTTGATGACTGAGGGACCAGTAAATCCCGCGCCTTGCGAAATAACTCTTCACCACGCAGACCTTCACAATGAAGCTGAGATACGATTTTCTCAATCTGCCTGCCCTTCTGCTCACTCCATTCACACCGCATCATCAGGCGACCAATGACGTTCACCTCGCAGCGATCGTAATCCTCACCGCCAAGATGGTGTCCCCACAGAATAAGCAGATGCCGAATCCATGCCTGCTGAGATTTATTAATAGTCTTCCATCCTGTGCCGAACAGCCGCCGCATATCTGCAGCGCTACGCACGCCAGCAAGCCTTACAATTTGCTGAAAATCGCGCTCTATTCTCATCGTTTCTTCCTTCTCGGATTAGCGTCCCATGACTGGATGTGTGCTGGCTGGATGTCTGGAGTGATAGGCCGGAATCGGCTGAGTAATCTCTGTAGCCAGGTCATGCTGCTTCCATCTCGGTGATCACTACCTCCAAAGACCCGCCTTTAACCTGTGTGCCGCGCCGCACCCTGAAATCATCTATCTGCTCGTCATCAGCCATAAAACCGGCGTGCACCAGTGAATCGAAAACAGCCTTTTGCAGGTTGTCGAGGTCGCGGCGGCGCTTATCTGGCTGGTTGGCGATGATGCAGAACTTGAGGCGGGCGGTGGTGTTGATGCTGAGGTTCAGATGCTGGATTAAGTGGATGATGTCTTTCCGGTACTGCTTTCCTTTTTCGCTGATGTAGTGCATTCCCCTCGAGTGTCGCCAGTAGGTGTTTACTGATGGCGGCCAGGGCAGCTCTATTCGATATTCGTTCACCGTTTCACCTTCCCCTCTCTCAGCAGAGCGTCCTGTGTGCGTATAACGCCCTCAAGGTGAGCTATACGCGCCTCGGTCACATCACAGTGCCGTGTACGCCTGTCTATCTCGTCATGGCACCCTGAGCAGGCCCATGCGCCGAAAAGGTCATCAGGCTTCATTCCGGTGCCACATATCCCGACCATTCGGTAATGCGCCAGTACGACCGTTTCAGAGTTGCCGTTGCATATGCCCGGAAGCCTTACCTGGCATTCCCTTCCCCGCGCCTCTTTGCGTAAGTTAGCCATCATCCCCTCCTGTCATGTCGTAAGCCGGGTCTTTACC